CGATCGTGGTTTTTGTGAACCATGTCTTTAACCTGCTGAGCACTCTTTGCCGGTCTTCAACCGATGTCAGGATCCAGTCTTTAACAACCTTGAATATCCCGCCTAGCGATACAAGGACCGCTAGCACTTTGCTTACGTTTTCGATCATTTCCATGGCGAGACTTTAATTTCCAAAAAACCGATGCTGACCTACAACATCGGCTGAACCTGCAATTCCGTGAGAGGTTTTATGACAAACGAACAACAAGCCTTGGCCGACATGCCCATCCTGATGGTGATCATCCTGTCCTTGGTCGGCGGCATCTCCGGTGAGATGTGGCGAGCCGACAAGGCGGGGATGCGCGGCTGGTCGCTGATTCGCAGGCTGGCTTTGCGGTCCGGGGCCTGCATTGTTTGTGGTGTGTCCACCACGATGCTGCTCTACGCCGCTGGCGTGTCCATGATCACCGCCAGCGCGGCCGGTTGCCTGACTGCGATGGCGGGGGCAGACGTTGCCATAGGGCTGTACGAGCGCTGGGTGGCGAAGCGGCTGGGGGTCTGCGATGCGACTTCAGCCCCAGGCGAAAATCGGTCGTGATACGCACGCGGATGCCGATTTTCAGCCAGGAATGGGGCCGGGGACCCTGGGGCGATTCGCAGGGTACGGGGCAGGAAACCCGCGGGACATTGTTAGCCGCAGGTTCACCAGCTTAGTGAACTGAGGTGAACAAGTGAACTGCCCGTATTCATTGGGTGAACAGGACTTTCCGACATGACAGTCATCAGCAAAACGGAGTTTGCAGCGCGACGCGGCTGGGCCAAATCGTACGTTTCCAAGCTAGCCAAGCAAGGGCGGCTGGTTGAAACCGAAGACGGCAAGATCGATCTCGAAGCCACCGAGCTTCTGCTTGCCGAATCTGCCGATCCCAGCAAAGCAGCCGTCACCGCCCGGCATGAATCGGCCAGAGTCGAACGTGATGTGCGGACCGAGCTGAAAATCGGCGCCGAAACACCTGCGGTGCCGCTCACCGGCAAGGCGCCGGACTTCCAGAAGGCCCGGGCCCATCGAGAACATTTTCTCGCCCAACTGGCCGAGGCCGAGTTCTACAAAGTCCAGGGCAACCTTGTCGAGCGTGAAGCCGTGACCAAAGCGGCCTTCACAGCCGGTCGTATGGTGCGCGACCTGATGTTCGGCCTGTCACCACAACTGGCGCCAGAGCTGGCGTCAATGAGCGACCCCTGGCAAATCGAAAAACACCTGACGGGCACGTTCCGCCGAGTCTTCGACGACGCGATACGCATGAATTCCGCTGACCTTGAACGCGCCATAACCTCGAGCTGATCCCATGACCCTTGAATGCGCTGACGGTGCCGAGGTGTACTGCGAGGCGTATTTTCGGGGGCTGCAACCCGATCCGGACCTATGGGTCGATGAGTGGGCCGACGAGTACATGCGCATCCCGCGCGACACCGGCGCCGCCGAGCCCGGCCAGTACCGAACAGCCCGTACGCCGTATGCACGCGAACCCATGCGCTGCCTGTCACCCGCGCACCCTTGCAAACGCGTCGTCACGATGGTGGCCTCGCAGTTGATGAAAACCCAGATTGCGCTCAACTGGATCGGCGGCCTAATCCACATGGCGCCGTCCAACATCCTGACGCTGCTGCCAAGCCTCGGGCTCGCCAAGCGCGTGTCATCCCGGATCAGCAAGACGATCAAGGCAACACCAGTACTGTGCGAGCGGGTAGCCGCGACCCGCTCAAGGGACTCGCGCAACACCATGGATACCAAGGAGTTTGAAGGCGGTTCGTTGTACGTCACGACCGCAGGCTCAGCCGCCAACCTGGCAGAGCTATCAGCGCGCTACATCTACGGAGACGAAGTAGACCGCTGGGACGTCGATGTCGGAGAGGAGGGCGACCCTGTCGAGCTGGCAGAGACGCGGGGCAGCACGTTTGGCCGCAACGCCAAATTCTACTTCTCCAGCTCGCCGACGATCAAAGGCGCCTCGCGAATCGCTGACCTGTTCGACGCAAGCGACCAGCGCTACTACTTCGTGCCATGCCCAACCTGCGGCTTTATGCAGACCTTGGAATGGGAGCGGCTGCACTACTCGGCAGACCTGAGCGTGGCGCATTACGAATGTGCCGGGCCGGACTGCGACGTGCTGATCGAGGAACACCAGAAGGGCCAAATGCTGGCCGAAGGCGAATGGCGAGCCACCGCTATCGGAGACGGCGAGACGGTAGGCTTCAACCTCAACGCACTGTACTCACCGCTGGGATGGATGGACTGGCGCTCGCTCGCCAAACAGTTCGAGAAAGCCAAAAAGGCTCAGGCCAAAGGCGATCTCGAACCCATGCAGGTGTTCTACAACACCCGCTTGGCGAAGGTTTGGGACAGCGCCCAGGAACAAACCAAAGCCGACGTGCTGATTGCCCGAGCCCGGCAAGAGCTTTACTCGCTGGGCTCGGTACCGGCTGGCGTGCTGATGCTGACCGGTTCAGTAGACGTTCAAGCCAACCGCCTGGAGTTCATGGTGGTGGGCTGGGGCGTTGGCATGGAACGCTGGATTGTCGATCACCAAGTCATCGCTGGCGACCCTGCGGACGAACGCACCTGGGCCGCACTGGATGAATTACTGAAGGCGCGCTACCGGCATGTCTCCGGCGTCGGTCTGAGCATCCTCGCCACGGCCATCGACTCCGGTGGACACCACACCGACGAGGTCTACCAGTTCTGCCGCGTGCGGCGCTGGCGGAACATCTTCGCGGTCAAGGGTGCCAGCAAACCGGGCAAGCCTGTAATTGCCCAACGGCCGTCGATGGTCGACGTGACATGGAAAGGCCAGACCGAGAAGAACGGCGCGTCTCTTTGGATCGTCGGCACCGACACGGCTAAGGACTGGATCTACAACCGTTACCCGTTCGAATCTGGTCCCGGCGCGCTGCATTTTGCGAACGACTTGCCGGACGAGTTCTTCGCCCAGTGCGTGGCGGAGCGCAAGGTCGCCCGCTACGTCCGGGGCTACAAGCGCATTGAATGGGTAAAGGGCAAGGCCGAACGTAATGAAGCGCTCGATCTCATGGTGTACAGCCTGGCGATGGCGCACTACCTGGGCATCCACCGCTACAAGGAACATGACTGGGATCGGGTCAGACAGGCGTTGGCACAGGCGAGTCTGTTCGATGACAAGCCTGTGGTGATCGCAAGTGCTTTACGCCCTGCAATCGAAACGGCGGTGCCAGTAACCGGTTATGAACGTCCACAACCTGCATCACCCATTCAACCTGCATTGGCAACTACCTCACCGACCCGCCGCAGTTCACACAGTGGCTACCTAAAGAGACGCTGAAATGTCATTCACCCAAAAGCACCTCGAAGCAGTCGAGGCGGCCATCGCACGCGGCGAGAAAACGGTGCGCTACACCGACCGCACTATTGAATACCGCACGGTCGACGAGCTGCTCAAGGCCCGCGAAGAGATCCGCACGTCACTGACCAGCGCGGCCAAGCCACGCTCTCGCGTATACCGCCTGTACCACGGCGGCAAGGGGATCTGATGCGACCTTACCCGACGCTCACTCGTAACGGGTTCCTGCTGCCGGAACGCATCAAGGCCAGTTACGACGGCGCCCGGGAGGGCAGGCGCTCAGCCAATTGGAACGCTCCGGACAGCAGCGTCAACAGCCTGATGATGCCCGCGCTGCGCAACTTGCGCAGTCGCTCCCGGGCAGCGGTGCGCAACGATCCGTATGCGTTCAACGCCATCGACAAGCGCGTCAGCAATCTGATTGGCACCGGCATCAACCCACGGCCCAAAACCGAGGATCCGGTGCTGCGCAAGCTGCTGCAGGAGCTGTGGGAGGATTGGGTCGAGGAATCGGACGCCGATGGCCTGACCGACTTCTACGGCCAGCAGGCGCTGATTGCCCGAACCGTTGAGACCGCAGGCGAATGCTTTGTGCGGCTCAGGCCGCGCAGTCTCGACGAAGGGCTGGCCGTGCCGATCCAGCTGCAGGTGCTCGCGCCCGAGTTCGTGCCCCATGACAAGTTTGAAACCGTCAGCGGCGGCAACGTCGTCCGGGCAGGCATCGAATTCGAGCCATCAGGCAGGCGCGCGGCCTACATGATGTACCGCTCGCACCCGCGCGAGGCGCTGGGCACCAACGGATACAACCAACTGGTACGCGTGCCGGCCAGTCAGGTGCTGCACATTTTTGAGCCGGTCGAGCCGGGGCAACTTCGCGGCGTCCCGCGCTTGTCGCCGGTGCTCAAGCGGCTGCGCAGCCTGGACAACTTCGATGACGCGGTGCTGTTCAGGCAGGAAGTGGCCAACTTGTTCGCTGGCTTCATCAGTCGACCGGCGCCGGACGCAGGTCAGGAGCCACGCGACCCGGTGACCGGCAAGCCGCTCAATCCCGATGCCGACGGCTTCACGCCGATGGTCGCGCTTGAGCCCGGCACCATGCAGGAGCTCGGCGCGGGGGAAGAGGTCGAGTTCTCCAAGCCGCCCGATGCAGGCAACAACTATCCGGACTTCATGCGTCAGCAACTGATGGCGGCAGCGGCGGGCAGCGGCACGCCCTACGAGCTGTTGACCGGCGACATGCGCGACGTCAACGACCGAGCCCTGCGCGTGGTGCTGAACGAGTTTCGTCGGCGCCTTGAGCAGCTGCAATTCAGCGTGTACGTCCACCAGCTGTGCCGCCCGGTGCGCGCTGCCTGGATGGACATGGCCGTGCTGTCTGGCGCGTTAAAGCTGGCTGACTATGCACCACGTCGCCGCGAATACCTGCGCACGCGCTGGGTGCCGCAAGGCTGGGCCTACCTCCATCCGGTTCAAGACGTGCAGTCGCGCATGATGGAAGTGAACGCAGGCTTCGGCTCACGCAGCGAGATGGTTCTGCGCACCGGATACGACGCCGAAACAGTCGATGCCGAGAACGCGGCTGATCAGGCGCGGGCACGGGACCTGGGCCTCAACTACAAAACCCTGGCAATCGTCGAGACACCTGACGAAAAGGAACAATCATGAGCAAGAAGACAGCGCCGCGTATTTACGACAGCGCGGGCAAACTGCTGCCAGTAGAGACCAAAAGCTGGTACCACCTGCGGGCCAGCGGCGAGGCCGAGCAACGCGCCATCGAGATATACGTCTACGGCGAGATCGGCGGCTGGGGCATCACTGCCAGCCAGTTCGTGCTGACCTGCGCGAGATGGATGACGGCGTGTCTCCAGTGGTGGCTGCGTTCAACAGCGTCGGTGGTGATCTGTTCGACGGCCTGGCGATGCACAACGCACTGTCGCGGCTCGGCGAGCGATGCACCGCCCGCGTCGATGCATTGGCAGCCAGCGCGGCCAGTGTCGCGGTCTGCGGCGCTCACCGTGTAGTCATCGCCGCCAACGCCATGCTGATGATCCACAACCCGTGGACATACGCCGGAGGAGACGCGGAAGACTTTCGCCGTGTCGCCGACGTGCTCGACCAAACCCTCGAAGCAATCATCGCCGCCTACAAAGCAAAGGCGCCTGACATAGACGACGCCGAGCTGCGACGTCTGGTGAATGCCGAAACCTGGCTGACCGCCGCAGAGGCCGTAGCCCTTGGTCTGGCTGATGAGATCGGCGACGGCGTAAAGGTCCAGGCTTGTATCGGTGAGGGCTCGGTGCTTCAGCGCTTCCAGCACACTCCTCAAGCGTTGCTGGCTCAACTGAATGAGCCGTCAGAGCCCGAGGTAGAACCGGTGGATCAACCGGCCGTGATCACCTCAGAAACCTCAACCGCGTTGGCGCTGCTGATCACCCAAAGCTGCACCGAAGCTGGCATCAGCAATTTGATCGAGCCACTGATCAGTACCACCAAGCTGGCTAGCGAAGCGACGGTGCAGGCCGCTTTGACTCGTGCGAAATCAGTCCGGGATTTGTGTGTCGCAGCCCGCTTGCCCGAGCTGGCCGTCGAGTTCGTGAAAGCAGATCTGGACGCCCAGGCTGTTCGCGCTCGGCTCTTCGACAAGCTCACCGGCACGGGCGGTTTCGAGATCGACAACAGCGTGCCGCTTGAAGAGGACAAGCCCATCAAGCCGCAAGCACGAGAACCTAATCCTGGCGGCATTTACGCCGCACGCAGGGGTAACGCAAATCAAGCATCAGTCAGAGGAGCCAGGCCATGAATATCCAACACGAACCGATCCACGCAGGTGAATTTCTGCTGTCCGAAGGCAACGGCCAAATCTCTCGCGAAGCGATCAACGTAGCAGCAGGCCCCGCGCTGGTGCCGGGGCAGATCCTCGGGCTGGTAACGGCGTCCGGCGAGTTTGCGCCCTACAGCCCGACGGCCGAAGACGGAACAGAGAACGCGGCCTGCATCCT